GTTAATTCTGGAGAAAGAACTTATTCTGATTGGATGAGAAGACAGCAAAGTATTTCATATATTTTCAAAGAACAATCGAGTGAATTGCTTGAAGACTATAATTTAGAGAAGATATTAGAATGTAAGAAAGGGCATCCTATTATATTAAAGAGATTTTTAGGTGGAGATATATCTCTAGAGACATTTGTTATATTTGATATTATATTTAAATTTTCTGAGATGTTTGATAAAAAATTAAAGGATCCAGTATGGGAAACCGTCAGTCTCAAACTTAAAAAGTACAAACCTTTCCTAAATATAAATGTATTTCAATTTAAAAAAATCTTAAGGGAAATTATAAATGAGTGAATTTTTTGATTCTAATATAGTTAGAGAGGGTTTGGAAGATATCAATGCTTTACAAGCAGAGATATATGGAAATTCCTTTAAATTTGGTACAATGAATCGTGAAGACAAACTTGAACATATTGAAAAACTTACAGAATTATTAGAAAAACAAAGACTAATGTATACACGTATTAGTTTATCAAAAGATCCAGAAGCAATTGAGTTAAAGGAACACTTAGAGCAATCAGTACAACTTCTTGGTTTTCCAGAAGGAACTGATATGTCATTGTTATTTTCTGGTATGTCAAGTACTATTGATAATTTGAAAACACAACTTGATTGATGAATGATATTACAATCGTAACTGCTTTTTACGATATTGGGAGAGGGGATTGGAAATATTTTACTAGAAAAACATCTTATTACTTTGAATGCTTTGAAAGATTGTGTCAATTAAAAAATAAAATTGTTGTATTCAGTGAAATTAAATTCAAATCACTTTTTGATAAAATTATTCGTGATATAAAACCAGATTTAGTAGTAATTTACGAAGATATATTTGAAACAAACAAAGAATTAATCAATAAAATACAGAAAACACAGCAAATTCTACAAAAGGAAGGTGGTTTAACTCATGGACTTACATCTCCAGAACATTGGTGTCCTGAATACGTTCTCCTTACTACTTTAAAGACTTATTTTTGTTGTACCGCTATAGATAAGATTTCCAATGTCGATAATATTGTATCTTGGATAGATTTTGGATATATTAGGAAGGAAAAATATTTACCAGAATCAAAAATTTGGCGATACAATTTTGGCAACAAAATATATCTATGGAGTATAAGAAACATCCCTCAAAAAATTAATATATTAGAAATAATTAAAAACAATACAGTTTATATAATGGCTGGTCATATTGTTGCTTCAAAGGAAAAATGGTATTATCTCAACAAGGTAATGAATGAACAACTAGAAAAACTTTTATCAAATTCATTGGTAGATGATGAGCAAACTTTATTATTACTATCATATATGTCAAATAAAAAAGAATTTGTATTGTACAGGGAAATTATTGATTATGATAATTTAGATTGGTTTTATATATTTCAGTATTATAATCAGAAACATAACTAACATAAATAGTATCAATACTAAGTATTGACAAACTTGACTATTTTTGTTATAATCTAACTATCCAACGTATCCAATTTATCCGAGGTATCCAAATGTCTTTTAAAGACTTAAAAAAACAGTCCAAACTTGGCTCACTTACTGCAAAGTTAGTAAAAGAAGTCGAGAAGATGAACAACACAGGCGGTAACACTGATGACCGCATATGGAAATTAGATGTAGATAAAGGTGGTAACGGTTATGCTGTTATTCGTTTCCTACCCGCACCAGAAAACGAAGACCTACCTTTTGTAAAACTATATTCACACGCATTTCAAGGACCTGGTGGATGGTATATTGAGAATTCTCTTACCACACTAGGACAGAAAGACCCTGTTTCTGAGTATAATTCTTTACTCTGGAATAATGGTACTGATCTTGGAAAAGAAACTGCAAGAAAGCAGAAACGTAAGTTAACTTACATTAGCAACGTATATGTTGTAAAAGATCCTACAAATCCTGAGAACGAAGGCAAAGTATTCTTATATAAATTTGGTAAGAAAATCTTTGACAAACTCACAGCAGCAATGCAACCTGAGTTTGAGGATGAAGAAGCAATCGATCCATTCGATTTCTGGCAAGGTGCAAACTTCAAGTTAAAGGCAAAAAATGTAGCAGGATACAGAAACTATGATAGTTCTGAATTTGCTGCTGTAAGTCCACTTCTTGATGATGATGACGCTCTTGAATCATTATGGAAAAAACAGTTCTCTCTTGCAGAACTTGCTGCTGCTGATCAATTCAAGACTTATGAAGAGTTAAAGACTCGTCTAGATTATGTTCTTGGTAACAAGAAAACAGCAACTCCACAATATGAAGTCGCTGACGAAGATAATGATCGTGGTGCTGCAGAGGAATTAGTTACCGCTGCTGTATCGACAACACCATCCTCAGTTAATGAAGATGATGACGATGCATTATCGTATTTTGCGAAACTCGCAGAAGAATAATTACATGGGGGTCAAACGACCCCTTTTTTTATGTTGTTAATTCGTTTATACCTGTCGTTGCTAGTGAACTAGTAATGTAATTGGAACATTTAGTATACCTAACTACATCTTTTAAATCATTGACGAAAGTTTGTAAATATCCTGTTCTTAATAAATCAATATTTCTCTTTTTTTCATTTTCATCTATTTCATATTCAAAGTTTGTTACAGGTCTTGCAATATTGTCGGTAGTAACAGTGTATTCATTTTTATCATCTAATTGTGTATTACCTGCCTGAGAAATGAGTGTAAACCGATTTGTTGGATAACGTAGAGAACTACCATCCATTTTAAAATCTACATCAACTATAAGATTGGGTGGTAATATTTGACGACCTTTACTATCTTTTATTTCATATGTTTCATAATGATGAACCTCATTCATTTTTGTTTCAGTGCCATATTTACTTAATGCAAGATCATACATTTGATAATCTTGAAGTGGCCATTCGGTAGTAATATTTGTTATACCTGCAGTTAATATCACAACAAAATCATATTGAGAACTTCCATATACATCCTCTGCGATTGTATCTGGTCTATCACCATCTCTAATTATATACTTATTGAATAGTGATACATTATCTTTTAAGTAATCATATAATTTTGATCTACGAAATATATTTTTAATTTCGATTAAATCACCAGTAGATTGTTTGTCAGGTAATGGTGATTGATATAAAATGTTTGGTAAGTGTTTGAAATATGCCATTAGAAACCAACTCCATATGAATCGCCAGAATTTAAATCATCATAATCTTCTTGATAAATTGGATTGAGTTCTTTGAAGGTAAGACTCATCTGTATACTTACTGGTGTACCGTCACTATATGATGCAAAAGTACCAGCGTTCGTATAATTAACAGCCATTCCAGTTAAAGCACAATGTTTGAAACTATTTAAGAAAGGATGATCCTTACCATTATGTAAGTATCTTAGTTGAAATACATCTGGTGCTCTTAAAAATACACTACCTTGACCTCCTGAATCGTTTACACCTTTTTTAGCAGCCATTGAACTTTTAAAAGCACGAATTATGTGCTTAACTCTCATTGATTCTTCTGGACTTCTTGGTGAAAAAACTACATTCATTGGAAATGAACGTAGATTCACGCTATTAAATAGTAATTCTAGATTAGAGTTTAATACTTGTCCTGTTGCTCTACCGATTGCACTATTAGTATTAATGTTTTGACCTTGTGGATCTATCGCTCTACCTGCAATTCCTGCTGTAACTGCTTCTTTTAGCTCATCTGATAGTCCCATACCATCAGTAGCAGCAGCTGATAAAGCTGCTTTCACATCTTCAAAAGTTTGGTTTGTATCTGACAGAAAACCTGCTGCTGCTTGTAATCCTGCTAATTGAAATACATTCATAGTATCATCACCCCAAGTAACAGTATTAGAGTCGTTAACATCTTGCGGAATTGGTAATTCGACATAATAAAGACTTTTTGTTCCACTTTTACCAATCACATCTGATGCACCTTCATTTTTTAATTTTAAATTCGTGGGAAATAATTTTGTATAACCTTCTTTGTTTTTCATATATTCATTAGGTTTAATTTCGTAACCATTTTTAAAACCTGTTTTCCCTGATGTATTTTTTTTTGGTGTATAACCAGCTTCTAATCCAATTCCTGGTGAAATATATTCAAAACATTTTATTAACAATCTTGAACCGTTAGATTCATCAGGAGTTATTGCAACGGGATATGACAATTGCTTTGGATGTGGTAATTTTCTTTTGCCAGCAGTTTTTTTTGTATTTCCTAATAGTTTTGTTTTATCAACACCACTTTTTATTTGCAATTCTCTATTTTCTTGAGAATCTACTCGCCATGTTCCCAATGCCATTATCGACCTTTTATACTTGTATCAACTATTTAGTCGTATTCTACCAAATGGAATTGTTCTTAGGTCTCTCAATTCCATTTCATCTACTTTATATAAACCCCCAACGACTTCTGGAAAAGTATATTGTCTTACTTGTCCCCAGTGAAAATTAATTCCACGAAAACCCCATTGAAAAACATCTGTCACTGCAACAAGTGGATGTGCATCATATCTAATATTTGGTGTTTTGGGTTGATACACAAACACATAATAGTTTCCTTCCTCTGGAACATTACTTCCTTCAGTTAATACTTCTAATATATTTTGTGCTAAATCGTCAGGATTTTCATTCCCGATTAGATTTTTCATTATGGGGTCGATGCGGCTCATATTCCTAATTCTTTTTCTGTAACAACTTTAAATTCCCATTGACGATCAGCACAAAACTCCTGTGCCATTTTCCATTTTGCTTGGTTCTTTGCATATTCATATGCTTCACGAATATAACCTTTAGTTTGTCTCTTTGGTTTCACTGGTGGTTTTGTTTGCTTTGCAGGTTTAACTTCAATTACATATCTTTTTACCTTTCCACCCCTTTCTTTGACTTTCATATAGAAGTCTGGAAAGTAACGATGAACTCGATTATCTATGGGTGAACGATATGGGATAGCAATTTCTTCACTTGCCCATTCTAATATTGAATCATTTTTATCACAATACACCATGAACTTTCTCTCCCAGAGTGATCTGTAAATTATATTAGTTGGATCACCTTTATACTTTTTAGGATAGGAAGGGTAGTATTTTCCCTTATAAGACATCTAAATACATATGATATGTAATTTTATTTAGAGTGCCAGCACCAAGACCAAGACCAATATCTGATTTGTTACCAAGATTTCAAAATGTAGCACAATCTTCACATTACATTGTAAAATTTGCCTTACCCCATAGTTTTAATAGAAACGGGTTGCGTTCATATTTAAGAAGAAAGGGAGTAAATGATAGATTTGTTGGTGAAGATGCAGGATTATTATGCAGTAATGCAGTTTTACCAGGTAGTGCTTTAGCATCGGTGGATACTCGTGGTAATTTTCAGGGGGTCATTGAGAGATTTGCACATACTCGTAACTTCACTCAAATCAATCTAGAATTTTATGTTGATAATGAATATAAATCGATGAAATTTCTAGAACATTGGATGGAGTATATAACAGGTGCAGTATCTGATCCAACAAGTGATGCTTATCATTTTGAACTCAATTATCCTGAAGAATATAAATCAAATGAAACAAAAATCGTAAAGTTTGAAAGGGACTACAATCGTTTTTTAGAATATCGTTTCATAGGTTTATTTCCATTATCATTAAATTCAACAAGAGTATCTTATCAAGGTTCTCAGGTTTTAAAGGCATCTGCATCTTTTAGTTTTGATAGGTATATTTGTGGTGAATCATCTTCATTAGCGAGAGATTTGGGAAGAGCGTTTAATGAAATATTTGGTCTAAGTAATCCTATTAAAGATGGTGGTAGTGTTGCTAATAGTAGAAATATTTTAAATCAGAATGCATATGGTATAATAAAGGGAGTAAGTGATTCAAATTTAGCAGCTTCAGGAGCAAGTTCAAATAATAGTGGTAATCCATCAGGTGCTACATCAACATTAAGTGGCACAAACTTAGGATCAGGATTTATTATCTCTTGATAGGTTTGAAAAACCTCTATAAATAATCACACTGAAGTGCTCAGAATATTATGCCTTTACCAACAATTGCAACACCAACCTATGAGTTGGTTCTTCCTTCATCAAATAGAAAGATCAAATACAGACCATTTCTTGTAAAAGAGGAGAAGATTTTAATTATTGCCTTAGAGTCTCAAGATCAAAAACAAATAGCGAATGCTGTAAAAAGTATTTTAGTATCTTGTATTTTGACTAAAGGGATAAAAGTTGAAAAACTATCTACCTTTGACATTGAATATTTGTTTTTAAATGTACGTGGTAAATCTGTTGGAGAACAGATTGAAGTGATGGTTACTTGCCCTGATGATGGGAAAACACAAGTACCAATGTCAATTAATGTTGATTCTATTAAAGTTCAAAAATCAAAAGACCACAAATCAGATATCAAATTAGACGATACTTTTACATTAAAAATGAGATATCCATCTCTAAATGAGTTTATTAAATCTAATTTTGATGCAGGTGATATTAAAGTAGATGATACTTTTGAACTTATTGCATCATGTATTGATCAAGTTTATTCAGAGGAAGAATCTTGGACTCAGGAAGATTGTACAAAGAAAGAATTAGTTGACTTTTTGGAGCAAATGAATTCATCTCAATTTAAAGATATTGAGAAATTTTTCGATACTATGCCAAAACTTTCTCATACAGTTAAGGTCATGAATCCAAATACAAAGGTTGAGAGTGAGATTACAATAGAGGGGCTGCAGAGTTTTTTCGGATAAGTATGGCACACGAGGATTTAGTGTCATACTATAAATTGAATTTTGCCTTGATGCAGCATCATAAATATAGTTTAACTGAACTTGAGAATATGATTCCGTGGGAGAGAGAAATTTATGTTTCACTTCTCCAACAATATATTGAAGAGGAAAATTTAAAAGCACAACAAGAACGTAATGGATGAGTTTGGATCACCACTATCAGGAGGAATAAGAGCAGTTAGAAGAAATATTTCTTCTAGTTTTCTTGGTGCACCTAGACAAGCACAGGCAGATCCAGTTACTACTTCCTTACTTCAACAACAGTCATTACAATTAACATCAGTATCTGGACAGTTACAAAACATATCCAGACAAGTATCTGTTCTAGATTTTAATTTAAAATCAGTAAAAGAGAATTTAGCATTAAACGAACAATTAGAGAGACAGAGAGAAGCAGCAAATCAAAACCGTGAAAGAATTTTAGCAGAGCAAGGGTTAAGAGAAGGAAAGGAAAGTGCGTTAGAAAATAAGATACAATCATCATTAACTCAACCTGTTCAACGGATTGGTGTAAAAACACAGGGTATTTTAGGTAGGTTAACTAATTTCTTATTTACACTCGCTGGTGGATGGTTAACAATTACAGGAATTGATTTACTTCAGGCGATGTCTGAGGGAAATGTTGATAAGATAAACAGATTAAAAACCAAATTCATAGTTGGATTGACAGTAATTGTAGGATCGTTTACTGCAATTTCAGTTGGAATAAAAAAAGTTATAGGTATATTAGGTGTGTTTGCGGGAAATGTTGCAAGAGTGGCATTTGGTGGTATGTTGAGAGTAGGATTGAAAGGTGTTCAAGCACTACTTGCAGGTCTTGTAAAGAAATCCGCTGGTCTTGGTTTAGGATTCTTGGGAGGAGCAGGATTAAAAAGTATAATTGGGCAAATAGTTGCAACAGTTGTTGGAATAAGACTTGGAAAATTTATACCTGGATTCAATAAAGTAACAACAGCAGCAAAGGTTGCAACAGGAGCAAAGGTTGCAACAGGAGCACGAATTACTACTCCAACTTTAAAACCAGCACCAACCAGAAAATTTCTACCAAATTTAACAAAAAATATTAAAAAGGTATTCTCAAAAGGGAAAGTACCAGCAACAATTGGTGCAGGAGCAGGGGGGACAGCATTAGCTTCTTCTGGAGATGATGTAGGAGTTAAAGCAACTGAGAAATTGACAAAAGAATTCTCCAAAAATATATCATCTAAAGTCACGACAGGCACAGGAAAAGAAATTACAAAGAAATCTGGGTTTTTATCAAAATTGAAAGGTTTGAAGAATTTGGGGGTGGGGAGATTATTTTCAAAATTACTTGGAATTTTTGGACCACTTATTACTTTTTTTACTGAGATTACTAGTGAAGACGGTGGTTTAGTTTCAGCAACAGCTGCTGTTGCAGGGTTTCTTGCTGGTGCTGCGTTAGGACAGGCACTTATACCAATACCAGTTGTTGGTGCAATAGTTGGTGGTATTTTAGGTGAAGAAGTATTTAAGAGATTGTCAAAAACGTTAATGAAAGCATTTGGTGTAAATGATATAAAATTATTTAATAAAAAAGATGGAGGTACTTTAACAGACGAAGATTTTACATCTATCACACCTACAAAAAATAATAATACGGAAGTTGCAAATCAAATCAGTAACTTTGATGAAGATACACCTCAAGTATTAAATATAAACTCAGGAAATAAAACTAATCAATCTTCTGGAGCACAATCAGATCCTTCGGGTAATTCAGTCACCTTACCCGCAATAGCATTTGATAATAATAATCCACATACAATGTATGCAACAGCTTTAACGGGGGTTAGTTGATAATGAGTATTAGATCAAGGAGAGATTCACTAAGAAAATCTGCGATTGGAGTTGATTCAATACGTAAATCAGTTACAGGTCTATCTGAGGGTTTAGTCTCTATTGGAAGGCAGTCAAGTGAATTGTTAAAACAGACTAGAAAAACAAATTTATTTAAAAGTAAATTAATACGTCAAGATGCAGAATTTTTTAAGAGAAGAAGAGAAAATGTTCTAAGAAAACAAAGAGAGGATGAACTTGAGGCAACGAGCATAACAGGTGTTACAAAAAGACAAGGAAATATCATACAAAAAAGTACAAGAGGATTTTTAGGAAGAATTTTAGATTTTGTTGGAACATTAATTATAGGATGGGCATTATTAAATTTACCAAAGATTATTGATGCTTTCCAAAAACTATTCAAATTGATAACAAGAGTAGTTGGTGTATTTACTGGATTCATAGATGGAATGAAAAATTTCTTTGAATCTTTAGGAACAGGTATTGATAATGTTTTGTCAACATTTAGTCGTTTTGATTTCCGTGAAGATGATAAAAATATTCGTGAGACAATAGATAAGACTGAGGCAAATCTAACAAAATTAAATACGGATTTTACTGAGGCTGTTCAATCATTTGCCAGAGATAAAGACATTACTTCAGCAGAACAAGTTGCAAAAGATATAGGAGCAATCGATTCGTCTGAGATTGAAATGACAGATGAAGAAATTAAATCTATAGCAAAAAAAGCAGCTGAGGACTCACCCGTTGAATCGATTGAAGGTAAATCAATGGGTGGTGAAGTTGAATCCAAGGTGCCATATATTGTTGGTGAAGAAGGACCTGAAATCTTTACTCCTGAAGTAAAAGGTACGATAATTCCTAATAATCAATTAGATGAAAATATTGAAGGATCTGAAATCTTTACTCCTGATGCAAAAGGTACGATAATTTCAAATAATCAATTAGATAAAAATATTGAAGGAACTAATACAATCGATGATGATTTGGTTGCTGTAAATACTGAAGATGAAAGTATTGAAGGTGTCAATACTATGAGTGATGAGGATATGCAACTAGAAAATGAACTTGATGGTGTAGAGGAAGCAGTAATTCCTAAGAAAAGTGGTCAATCAGTATCAGGTGGGTCATTTAGTATGCCACAAGGAAATAATGAAAAATTAGAACCTGAATCAATTACACCACAAAAACTTGTAAAATCAATTATACCTGTAAAAAAAGAGTTAAATAATCTTAAGGGAAGAAAAAAACCAAGAACAACTTTTATTATTAACAATCAAAATCAAACATCAACTGCTCAGATTCCGTCAATGTCGAAAAAAATAAAAAAAATAGTTTCGAGTGGTTATAATAGTAAACAGACTTTGCTAGATTTCCAAAGTATTCTCCTAAAATAAGACATGGCAGCACAAGATAAAAGTTTATATGAAATATTTGAGATAAGATCAAATGATGGTTCAAAAACTGTTGATTTGTCATCAGGTGTTATTACTTTCAGTTATTTTGAAAATGTATTATCTCCTATGATTACTGCACAAGCAATAATTGTGAATACAGGTAATGTTATTAATGATGAAGATGATGAAATAAGTTCAGTGTATAATGGTCTACCATTAAATGGTGGTGAAAAAATAAGTATAAAAATTCCTGCAACAGGTGATGGACCAGGATTAGAATTTACTGAACAAAATGATAATGAACTATATGTTGCATCAATTACTAATGTTTTAGTTGATGCTGAGAGAGAAACATTTACAATAAATTTGGTTTCAAGAGAGGCGATAACAAATGAAACATCAAGAGTAGGTAAAAAATTTCCATCATCGGAACCTATATCTGATAGTGTAAAAGAAATAATTAAAAAATATTTACTGTCTGATAAAAATGTAGATATTGATGAGACGCAAAATCCTTATGGTTTTATAGGTAATCTGAAAAAACCATTTACCTTATTAACATGGTTAGCAACAAAATCTGTGCCAGGTAATGTGTCGGGTGGTAGTGCAACTGCAGGTTATTTTTTCTATGAAAGTTATTTGGGATATCATTTTAGATCAGTTGATAGTTTGATAAATCAAGATCCATTTCCAATTGAATATACTTATACACCTGGTATTGTAGATACTCAAGATCCTATGAAGGACTATAAAATTTTAGAATTCAGTACAATAAGAAATCAAAAAATGATTGAAAATTTAGAGAAGGGTGCATATTGTACTTATCGAATGTATTATAATCCTATTGATAGTACCTTCACTACACCTCAACAAGGTGAATTCAAAGTTTCCCAATATGCTAAAAAAATGGAAAATCTTGGAAGAGACTTTGAAATATTATTACCACCAGTGGATAAATCAAATAAAAGTTTGGGTGATGTTCCAAGTAGGTATATGACAGGTGTTTTAGATTTTGGAATTACTGAGAAGAAAGAAGCAAAATCAAGAGAGAAAAATGCTGATCCTATGGAATATCATTCACAAGCGATGATGAGATATAATACAATCTTTACTCAAATTCTTTCAGCAACTATTCCATTGAATACTCAACTCACTGCTGGAAGTATTATTCAAATGAACTTTGCAAAAATTACGACAAATGATATTAAAGTAAGAGATGATGAACAAAGTGGTCTATATATGATTAAGGAACTAGTACATTATTATGATAATAAAGGTTCATTTACAAAATTGAAATTGATTAGAGATACTACGGGTAAAAAGGATAAATGATTGAAAATCTTCTCTTAAAAAGTAATTTTCTAGGTAAGGATGGATTCCGTTGGTGGATTGGTCAAATACCACCTGCGAAAAGTTGGGCACTTCAATTTAATAAAAGACCAGATGCTTGGGGTAATCGTGTAAAAGTTCGTATTATGGGATATCATCCTCCAAATACGACTGAACTGGCTGATGAAGATTTACCTTGGGCAACTGTTCTTCTTCCTACCAATCATGGTTCAGGAAAAGGAGGAACAAAAAAGAAAATTCGTGTAACACAAGGTGATATTGTTGTTGGTTTCTTTTTAGATGGAGATGATGCACAGCAACCAGTTATTTTTGGTGTAATAGGTAATTCAAAGTATGTTGTTAACAAAGAACCTCCATCACCCTTTACCCCTTTCTCAGGATATACACCAGAGACAACACCTGGTAATAAATCAATTGTAAAAAATGAATCTGGTGATGATAGCACATCTACAAATTCACCAGTTATAAATGCAGACAAAAAATTAATTGATAATCTAAAACAACAAACAGGTCAAGAGTTTCGGTCAACATCAGATGCAATGGGTCAAGTTGTATCTTTTGCTGGAACGCCAGCACAAACTGCAATTCAAAATAATTTAAAGAACGCTACAGCATCATACGCAAATGCAACAGGTCCTATAAAAAATGAATTAATATCAAATTATTCTAAGAAAATTACAAACATATCAAATTCATTTACTAGTGATTTAACAAAAACTGCAATGACATCTCTCATTCCAAAATTAAATTCTGGACTTGATTTATTATATTCAAATGTATTTGCGACTGTGCTCGCAGCAACACAAAACACAGCGATTGCAAAAAAAGCAGGTACAGCAGCACAAACAGCAATGGTAAATCCTGTAGCAGCATTACAAACTAAATTTCCTTGTGTGATGGAAGCAGTTGGTAATAGTATGTTAGGTGATGTAAGATCATTATTAACATCATATTTGGATAATGTTCAAAATTCAACTGCCTGTATGTCTGAGCAATTTGCAGGTGCAATTTTTAATAAAATTGTGAATGGTATAGGTGATGCTCTCGGTCCTGAGTTAGGTGGTGTTGGTAAGATATTGGGAGGATTTAATTTAATAAATGATTTGAGAGGAAAGGCAGAGGGATTACTTGGAATACAGGAGGCAATTAATTGTGTTGCACCAGGTACAGCAAATATGAAAACTAGTGTTTGGAGTTTAGGAAAAGGTCCTTTGAATGCACCAGGTGTAACAGGTGAAATGATAATGGCAGCTGCTAATGCTGCTCAATCATTACAGGAAGCAGCAGCTGCACCTGGTGGTATCGCTGGTTCATTACTTGGATTTGGTCAATTTGATTTTATGAATAGCAATGTTAGTGATCCTAATTACACTGGAGATTGTAAGGCATCTCCTCCATCAAATTGTAGAGGGGTGCAGATAAAATTATTTGGAGCAGATGGTGAAGGTTCATTGGCAGAACCAATTATAGGAGCTTTGGTGGGTGATGCATTTGCACAACAAACTGGTAGTCTTATTGGAATTAAATTAACAAATCCAGGTCAAGGATATACTGTTCCTCCTTTAGTTGAAGTCACTGATAATTGTGATCAGGGATATGGTGCACATGCAAGAGCAGTAATTGATTATGATCCATCATCACCAACATATCAACAAGTTATTGACGTTTATGTTGTAACACCTGGTGAAAATTATCCAGTAATTGATGAAAACTCTAATGATAATGAATATACAGTAGATCATGTTGCAGTCATAAATCCTGGTGAGAACTACAGTTCAAATGATAAAATTACTGATAATGTTGGAAATGAATATGAGAAGATTTTAGATGAGCAAGGAAGAATATTAAATGTAATACCACTTAATGCAGAGTTGTTTGATATTATACCTGTAGGTGGATTTCCTCAATTATTCATTGAATCAACGACTGGGTTTGGTGCAATAATTAAACCACAAATTGCTCCAAGACCATCATATCAAGGAGAGACAAAACAAGTTATTGATTGTATTACTCCAAGAGATGGTATTGTGGGATATGTTAATGGTGAACCGTATTATGGAGCTTTCCACGTTCATCCTACAACAGGTGCAAAGATGGTTGGTTCTGCTCATACCACTACAGCACATTCAATAGTTTATGATACCCCTGCTGAGAGTAGATCAGCGATTGTTAATATACCTTCATCTACATCACAAGTACAAATTGACCGTTCTTCAGTATCTAATTCAACCGATACTACTACATCAACACAAGGATCTTCAGCGAGTTCACCTCCAAGTAGTCCACCAAGCTCACCTCCAAGTAATCCACCATCAGGTGGTGGTTATGGTTACTAATAAATATTAATACGAGAATATAACTATGGCAATAAATCCAGATCTTCAAAATTGGGCTTTATGGG